GGGGGATAGGTTTTCTTCGGCGGGGGAGCGCCACGCTGGCCACCCTCGACAGACGGGGCGTTGCGTTGCACCGGCTTGGCATCAAACAGTTCAGGGAACCGCTTTCTGACCTTCTCAGCCGCGTAGGCCAGTTGAGCGTCCGGGTCTTTACCTTCCGACGCGGCAACGCCAGCCATCGCAGTCGCGTAAGCCGTCGCTTCCTTGTCGTCACCAAACCACGGGTTATCCGCCTTGAACTTGGCCTTGTAATCCTGCTGGACCGGCTGGCGTTCAAGAGCATCAATCTCCGCAGAGACACGGCGAGCCTCGGTCGGATCGTTCGCATCCACGGCTTGAGCGAACTTGCGCTCTAGGGCCACGCGCTGCTTATCCAACTCCCGCTGAAGGATTTTCTCATTGGTCTTTGACAGACCCTTGATCGTGTCCTTCACCTCGCCAAGCTCGCGCTTTAGCGTCCGGTTTGCATCCACCGTATGCTTGACGAACTCCCCGGCATCACGCCAGCCGGAGTCGTCTCCTTTCCAGTCTTCCTTCGGACGCCAACCCATCTCCCTCGCAAGGGCTTCCAGATCGGGCGGAGAAGCCGCCTCACGGGCAGGCGCGTCCTTCGGGATATCAGGGGCCGCAATGTCGGGGAGAGGCGCGTCATGAGCCTCGGGAGCCATTTGTACGTCGGTCATTCGATCACCGCTGCAATAGCCTTGTCTTTCACAAGGCGGAATTCATCCTCGCCATCCTTCACCAGAATGCCGTCGTATCGGGCAAACAATACCCGGTCACCGATTTGAGGTTTCCCACCTTCCGGCCACTCCGCATAATCAAAAGCCGCCGGGGACATAGAGACGATGACGCCGCGTTGTTGCGCGTGTTTGTCACTCTCTACTGTTGCATCCGTAAGGATGATGCCGCTTTTTGTCCGTTCCTCAATAGGGTCGGGCCTTACCAGCACGTTGTATTCAATCGGTCGAATCATGCATCTTCCTCACATCTTCGAGGGCTATTTCAGACAGTGCGCGGTATGCGTCTGCCCGTGTTCTAAGCGTCGTCAGCAACAGCGGGTCACTCTCACCCGCTTCCCACGACGCCGCTACCCAACCGTCAAGCTGGGCCGAAGCCGCCTTGTTCAGCGCCGCCAAAACCCATTCCGTCACCGGGTGGTTGCGCCACTGTTCCCAGTCCTCCAGTTCCATTCATCACTCCTCGCTCTGCCACTAGGGAGAGTTTATCCATCGCATCAGCGCGATTCTTTGCCGCCGTGGCCTCGTTCAGGCCGGCCTTGCTTTCCTTCTCCCGAATGTCCGCAATCATCAGCGGGTTAGGTGGGGGAGGGCCTTCAGGCTTAGGCGGAAACAGTTTCTCAACATCAGGAATGCCCGCAGCCTCAAAGATGCGCTTGAGGATTTCCTCGTCGTTCAGCCCTTTGCCGAGGAACCCTTGCAGAAACCCGGCCTTGGCCATCCGCTGCATATTCGTCACCGAGGCAGGGTCAGCGACCGGCTGGATGTCCAGATCAGCCTCATTAAAGTCTGCCGCCAGCGTCGCGCCGGGGATATCCAGAACCCGTGCATACTCGTCCGGGTCGCCGTATCTCGACACGCAATCATACAGCAGTTGGAACTCTTGCTTCGCCGCCCGGTAGATACGTTTGTAGATCGCCGTGAACGTCTGAAGCCCTTGCTCGATCAGGGCCAAGGTCGCCGTGGCCGTCTGTGACTTGCCAGCCTCGCCCGTCAGCACGTCCTTAACCGCCGAAATATCCTTCGCCGCGTCCATGAGCATACCAAGAAGCTCAAACAGGACAGGGCTAGGCGAGGGCATGGGCCGCTCATAGATCGCCTTGGCAATGTCCCCGCCCGGCGCGTTCACCACCTTGTATTCAGACGGGCTAAACCGCAGCACGTTCGTCTGACCCGACCCCTGAAGCCTCAGACCCGCCGCAAGGAACCCGCCGCCCGCAACCTGTGCATGGCCAGCGTCCAGAAGCTGATTAATGATCGTATTAACCACCGCATTGATCGGGGCCAGCAGATGCCCGAAGCCAATGTCATAGAACCCCCCCTTTGGATCAGGCAGGAAGCTATACTTGACGAACGGGCACCACCGCTCAATCCGAATGACCGTCTGGCCATCCTCCGCAATCTCCAGATCAAGTTCGTCGTAAGCCGCCTCGATCCGCATGACCTCCGACGATTCAACGTCAACCGTGATGACGTAAGGCTCCTCAACCCCGTCACCATCCAGATCATGCACGCGGTGCTGCTCAATGAAAACACGCGGCGTTTGGTCGTCCTCGTTCCCGTCCAGCAAAAGCGGCACGTCACGATACATCCCCGACCGCTGGCGTTCTGTCACCTGATAGGGGAAGACCTCGAAGTCCTGCGTAATCCGGGGCGCTTCTTTCAGCGACCTAGCGTCGCTCGGCACCGTCAGGTGCAAGGCATTCACGAACTCGCTGCACGGACGGCGCTTGTGCGGGTCGTAATAGACCTTGCGGAACCCACATCCGCTGATCGGCAACTGGTTAAGCAGAACGTCCGTATCGCCTTCCCAATCGGCAATGCGGTAGAACAACTGATAGTTCAGGTAATCCTTGACCCGGTCAGCCCGAGCCTGCTTCTGACCCGATTCATCCCGACCCAGAACCGCCACGCTCACCGCATCACCCGGCTTCACAATGGCCGGATAAGCCCTCGCCGCGAACTGTTGCGCCGCCACCGTCACCAGCGGGTATTGAACGTTCGCTGACCTGTCGAAGGGATAGGTCTTATCATCCGGCGTATCTTGAGCAGCAGCAGCCAAGGCCGCTTCCGTCTGTGTCTTCCATTGATTCCGCGCGCCGTCGTCCATGCGCCAGTCTTCGACGCATTGCGAGCCAAGCGTGGCCAAGGCCGTCTCGCCCAAATACCGGATGATGATGTCCGACACGTCGCCAGTGGACGCAGCGAGCAACAGAACAAGCGGGCGCTCATCCTCCATGCCACCGGCATCGTCCAGATCGACACCTTCCGGCATCCCTTCGACCTGTTCCGTCTCCGGCGTTTCGTATTCGCCGCCGTAGTCTTCGACCATGCTCATCTAGTATCCCGTCACGCTGGATTGACCGCGCGGCGCATGGCCACGGTCGTCTTCTTCAAAGTCATACCCTACCGGCACGGCAAATGTAAGCGCAGCAGCATCGCCCAAGTCAGGGCTAAATCCAAGCCGCTCCCTAATCTTGTCCTTCGACTCCAACGTAAGCTCATTGTTCGAGCTATGCCGTGTCGCGCCAGAACCCCACACCGCCGAAGTCTCATCAGCATGGAACACATCGTCATCCGGCACTTGAACCCCTGCCGGGTCCATATACCAATCCCGCTTGATGTCCCACATCTCAGCCCGGCGGTTGGCGTAAAGCTCATCACCTGTCGGACCAATACCCAACGGACTGGACCCAAAGTTCACCGCGTTCACCCGATGGCTTAGCCCCATCTCCGCAAGCCTGTCGTAAACCCCCGCACCCAGACCGCCTACGTCGATGTTCATAATCGCGCGAGGGTATTTCTTGAGCAGCGCAAACGCTTTGCCAGCGACCACCATCAAATCACGGTCATCCCACCGCTCGCAGACCAGCGAACCCATAACCCGGCCCACACGATCCACCACGCCTGTTTTATCGCCCCCGCCCCTCGCAGGGTCCAAGCCGATCACCATAGCCCCAATGGGCGGTATCTTGTTCTTACGCGCCACGGCCACGGCAGGGGATGGGATGAAGCTATTACCCGCCGTCTGGAATGCCTCATCAGCACTGGCAGGGAACTCTTGCATGAACTTCCAGCACGGCTTGTCATCCGGCTCGCCAAGGGCCGACGCCATGTCGCGGTTCTTGCAGAAAGCCCAATAAAGCTGGGCTCGGGTCAGCGAGTTATTGTGCTGATAAAGCTCCCACTCACCGGGCGGTGTCCACCCCTCGGGAACCTCGCGCTCATAGTCCTCGCCCCAGTACCACGGGATGAAGATAGCCTCCTCGTCACCATCGCCCCGTTGCGCCGCCGCATAGCGCCGCTGGAACACGTTGCCGATCCCGTTTGCCGTGCTTTCCAACAGGCGCTCAGTCCCCGCCACATCGGCAATCGCTTGGAACGCACCGTCGATATGCGTCTCAGCGTTAGGCCAGAAGGCGACCTCCGAGCCGTGAAAAAGCTGAAGGGTCGATGATCGGCCTACGCCCTTGGTCCCTGCCGTGCCGACTGAATACGAACAGTCATTATCCGCAAAGGCCAGTTCCTTCGCGTTCGCGGCTTTCGTCCGGGGCTTCACGAACACAGGCGCGCCGTCATGGAACCGCTGGGCCATCGCGAACATATTGTCAGTTGCGGCTTGCTCATGCGTCAGGATGAACGCCTTGAGGCCCTGACCACCCCACAGACGCCAATAGAAACGGCCTTGGATATAGGTTGAGGCCCCTAGCTGGCGACCCTTGAGGACGATAGCCCGGACCTTGCCGCCCTTGCGTCTCTGGTCCTCTAGCCGCTCATGGAGAAACCGCTGCGCCCGGTTGAGGACGAACGGCTTGACCTCACCAGTCTTTGTGCGGATGCGAAGGACGTTCCGGGCAAAGAACTCAAAGTCATCGCGGAGCCGCTGAACCTTGGCTTGCTCCTCGGGGCTTAGTTTGCCGTCGAAAGCCATTCATGCACCGTAACGGAACCAGAATGCTCAACGTCGATCTTGTCGCCGTATTTCTTCGGCAGGAGCTTTGCAGCAACCCACTTACGAGCATCGACGCGGAGGCGGTCACGGGCAGTCAAGGCGACCTTTTCCTCACCGCCAAGGCTAGAGCCATCGGCAATCGTTACGATGTCGTCAGCGTGTGTCTCGGCCTGAATTTCTCTGGCCCTCACGTACTGCTCTTTAAACTCATCCTTTTCAGCGACCCAACGCAGTACGGTTCCGACCGCTGGCATTGCGTCGTCACGGCAAACGGAACGCAGCGACTCACCATCCGCGAGCCTTGTGCAAATCTCATCAGCCAGAGCGGGTGTAAAATCAGATGGGCGACCACCAGCCATCAGACACCTAGCGCATGAAACAGGCGGTCAACGGTGTCGCGGTTTTTGGTTCGGAGGTTCATCCCGCCTTCAGTGTCGTGAAACACTCTGACGGTTCCGGTTGAGCCGGAAAGGATGACGAAGCCGCGAGGGCTTACATAGGCGATGGAATCTTCCGCTGGACGGCGAAAGGTCGAAACGTCTCGGGCTATTGCTGGCGTGTAATCGCTAGGGCGTCCGCCGGGCATTAAGCCACCTCTGTCCGTCTATTCCGTTTGGTTGCTTAACCTAGGCCGCAGCGTTCGATGTAAGCTGTAGGGAATATGGACTAGGTGGGGGGATTAGGCAAGCGGGTTAGGCGGCTTGCAGAACCGTAATGGTCGCGCCTTTCCAGTAAGCCTTCTCGATGCGAATGAGGCCCTTGGCAGCCAGCCCGCGAAGCGTGGGCGATTTGTAATAGCCGCAAGCCTTGGCGCGGAAGTCCGGGTTGACGTTGTGAATGTATTGGCTGGTGAAGACGCTGATCGTTTGGCCTTCGTATTGAGCCAGAACTTGCATCGCTTCGGCTTGGTTGGCGGTCAACTTGGTCATCTGCTTAGTTCCTGCCGGGTGCTGCTTGATTGCCGCGCCCCGGTGATTTGTTATCCCATATGGGCAGAATGTGCGCAATAGGGAAAATGCAGAAAGGACGAAAAAAGTTTGCTGCCCTTATTCGGTCAGGCCGTGCTTAAGCGCCATCAGGATAGCGCGGTGCGCTGGACCGCTTGGGCCAAGCTTGGCGTAGTTCTGTGCGGTCTTAGGGCTGACCATGAGCCATCGGCCCGCCGCTTGTTGCGACAGGCCGAGGGTTGCGAGGGCGGTGCGGTATTCGAGGGCGGTCATGCAAAGCCTTTGGCGAGCGACTTGCGGAAATGGATCGAACGCTTGGCGGCCATGAAGGCAGACAGGGCGTGTTCGCCGTAGGGCGCCGATGCGTAGGATTTTTCCGTGCGTCCGCTTTCATAGCGGGTCAACGTCCCGCCGCCTTCGGCAATGACCTTGGCTTGGTGCGCGCGGGCCTGTTTGTAGTAGTGAGCGGTCGGGGTCATCTGTCTGTTTCCGTCCGGCTAGTGCTTGATTGCCCTGCGCCGGTATCTATGGATAGCACATTCTACCCATACGCCAACCCCTAAAATGCATTTAGGTCGATTTATTTTGCGGCCTAATCCTGACAAACTTTTTTCGGTCAGAACGCAGGCTCGCCGGGCTTTGGCATGTGCGGCTCAATCAGCGCCTTAACAGCATCCGTTGCGTTTCGCAGGCCACAAGCAACCCGGAAGGCTTCTAGCGCCTTCGCTTCCTCTTTGGTTAGATACAGGTCCAGACGTTTGCCTCCTTCGCTCGCCAGCCTTTCGCGCATGGCCAGAACCCTACTTGTCGAGGACATCAACCGCCTCCTGTAGGCCATCAAGCATAAGCAGCCGAACCAGCGCCTTACGCGGCTCCACGCCCCATCGGATAGCCAACGCCGTCAACGCCTTGTGTGCTTTTGTCGGCAAGATTGCGGTAACGGTTCGTCGCTTGGTGGCCGCAATGCTGCCTGCGATTAGCGGCGCGTGGCGACCCTTTTTGACCATGTCGAGAGAGTTGTCAGACGCAGTTCCGACCCAAAGATGATCCGGGTTCACGCATTGCGTGACATCGCAAGTATGGCAAACAAACAGACCTTCAGGGATCGGCCCCTTGAACGCTTCGTAGCTAAGGCGGCTCGCCCTTTTGCCCTTGTAGCACCCATAGCCCTTAGCCACTGGCCAAAGCCAGCAACCGCCGTTGGTATCATACTGGACGCGGGATCGGATTTCGTCTTGCGTTAGCATCGTGACCTCTTTTGCTAAAGGACAGGATGACAGACCGCTTCCGGCAACACAAGGTCACGCAACCCCTTTGTGGGATTTATTTTAAACGCCGTCCAGACGCAGCCAGCCGATGCTCACAAGCTGGGCCAGAAGCCCCGACGATTGCGGCCAGTCTCGGCGCGTCACCATAGAGCGCAACGCTACCCGGACGGCTCTGGATCGCATCTGCCGGGTCATTCCATCTCCCTCAACACCGTCACCGCCGCTGTGATGCAACAGGCAATGGCGATGATTGTCAGGAGGAATGTCGTCATTTGGCCTTGGCCTTCGCTTTGGGTTTTTCCGCCTCGGCCTCTTGACTAGCGCGGGCAATCTCTCGCCAGAACTCGCGCTGGGCTTCCGTGGCACCTTCCCAATCCGCGTAAGGGGTATCGGTCAGAATGCCACGGAGCGCGCTTGCCTTGTCAGCTAGACGCCTTGCAACCCGGTCCATTGTTAGACCGGGACGGCGTAAGCGACATACAGCACGACAGAACCGTCCTGCGAGGCAGCAGTGCCGCCAGACGAGGCCACCGTGTAATGAACCGTCGTTGCCGGTTTGCGTCCCGCGTAAACCACCGTGGCGTTAATCCAGCCTTGGGTTTTCACGTCCACATCAGCGACGTATTGCTCGCCGTTGGCAGCAGAACCGAGACGCAGATTCGTATTGGTCGGAGTGCCCGGAATCGTGGTCGGAGTGTCGATGTAGTAATGTTCGACAACAGAGCCGGTCGGAAGCGTGAACGTACCAGCAGCAGCGCCGTCAACGATGGTCACCGTTACCTTTTTGAGGACGGACGGACCAATCCCGCCAATGGTCGAAGCGCCGCCAAGCGTCGCGGCCGTGGCCGTAAGCGCGGTAATCGTCGCTACGTCAGCTTCAACGCTACCCGTGCCCTGATCGTTTCTAAAGCTAGTCATCTTTGTTCCTGAATGTGAAAAAGCCCCACGAAGGGGCTAGGCCATGCCGTAGGGCTTGCCGGTAGGGCCTCCAACTTTCGTCGGGATTCCCATTGCGAGACGCTTGTGTTGCGGGATCAGCTTCGGTTGAAGCTTGGGGCCGGTTTTCTTCATCGACTAATCTCCACCGAAGACCCGGCGAGTATCGGCTCAACCGCCTAAATAGTCAATGCCATCACTCTGCTGTCCACTCGCCAGACAACGCCTTAAAATCAGGCCGTTCCTGAAACGGCTCTTTCCACATGGCCGGTTCAATCCAGAGGACTTTTGTATTTGGGAAAGCCCCTATCGTCCCGTCATCCATCTCCATAACGTGCAGGTGCTTATGTTGCTCGCTCATGTCGGCCAGCGATGAGCCGGTGAAGTCGATTGAGAACCTGTAGCGAGCGCCGCGCCTGTCTGGCAGGATTTGCGCCTTCATGCGGC